AGGCCATCCAGCCCTACGAGAACACCATTCGTGGCTTGGGCATCCAGCCCGCGCAAGCCGTACAGGCCCTGATGCAAGCAGACCACGTTCTGCGGACCAGCGCGCCAGAACAAAAACGAGCGTACCTCGCCCAGTTGGCGCAGCAGTACGGCATCACTTTGGACGGATCGGAGTATTACCCTCCCGCTGGGGGTCCGGTTGATCCAATGATCTACAATCTGCAAAACGAACTAAATAGTGTGCGTGGCGAGATTGTAGGGTATAAACAACAGCAGGAAGAAGCTCAGAATCAAACGCTTCTCAGCGAGATCAACAGTTTTGCTGACAAAGCCGAATATTTTGAGGACGCAAGGCCGACCATGATCCAGCTCCTACAGAGCGGCGTGGCGACTACGCTGGAAGACGCCTATGAAAAGGCGATACGCCTTGACGATGACTTGTTCCAGAAGTCTCAGCAGAGCCGACAAGCCGAAGCTGAAACCGAAAGAAAGTCAGCGGCCAATAGGGCGGCGAAAGCCGCTAAGGCAGCAGCGGTTTCCGTTAGAAGCTCCACACCCGGAGCCACGACTTCAACCAAAGCGCAAGATAGACGCGCACTGCTCTTGGAACAATTCAACAGCATGAGTGAGCGTTTCTGATTCAATGAAAGGGCTTTAACATGGCTTTCGCCAATAGCTCGATCAGCGACATCATTGCGACAAATATCCAATCTCGCTCTGGTGAGCTGGCCGACAACGTGACGAACAACAACGCGCTCCTTCGCCGTTTGAAGGATCGCGGGAACGTCAAGACGTTCTCTGGCGGTAACGTGATTTTGCAAGAAATCATGTACAACGACAGCACCACCAACAACACGAACAGCTACTCCGGTTACGAAGTGCTGAACGTGTCCCAGAACTCGCCGATCTCGGCGGCTCAGTTCTCCATCACCCAGTACGCTTCGGCGGTGACCATCTCTGGTCTGGAAATGATCCAGAACAGCGGTAAGGAAGCCATCATAGACCTGCTTGACGGTCGTATGAATGTTGCCGAAGCCCAACTGGCTAACCGTATCAGCGGTGACTTGTATCTGGACGGCACTGGCAACAGCGGTAAAAACCTTACCGGACTGGGCGCTGCTGTTCCCGATGCTCCGACCACCGGCACCTACGGCGGCATCAACCGTGCGTCCTTCTCGTTCTGGCAATCCATCGCCTATTCGGCTGTGACGAACGGCGGCTCTGCTACGACCGCTTCGAACATCCAGCAATACATGGATGCTCTGGCCGTCCAGCTTATCCGTGGCACCGACAAACCTGACCTGATCGTGGCGGATAACAACTACTACCGCCTGTACCTTCAGTCCCTGCAATCCATCCAGCGTATCTCGGACTCCGGTTCGTCGATGGCTGGCGCTGGCTTTGCCTCGCTGAAGTACTACGGCGCCGGTATGGCTTCTGACGTTGTGCTTGACGGTGGTATCGGCGCTGCCGCTACCGCTAACCACATGTTCTTCCTGAACACCAAATACTTGATGTTCCGGCCCCATGTGGATCGCAACTTCGTCCCCATTGGTGGCGAACGTCAATCGGTCAACCAAGATGCCATCGTCAAACTCATCGGATGGGCCGGTAACCTGACTTGCTCAGGGTCGCAATTCCAAGGAGTCCTGATCGCCTAATAAGCGTAAGGAGGAGATAAGCACATGGCTTATACTTTTGACGAACCCAAAGTCGGCCTGCTCCAGATCGCTAATACCGATGCTGGCGTAACGATGGCGAATGGCTCCTCTGCCATTCCCACCCCGCCGACGATGTTGGGTATGGTTGCCCGCGCTTTCGACCCGACCTACGGCGAAGGGGAGTTCATTCTCCTTGTCGGCGTGGCGTCCACGGTTGTTGGCTCGGTTGTCACCTACAGCCCGACCACCTACCAGACGGCTCTTAGCCCCAATACGGCTAACCTGTCGCAGCCTGTCGCCGTCGCGATGTCCGCCAATCTGGCGGCGTCCTTCGGTTGGTATCAGATCAGCGGCCTCGCCGTTGTGAAGAAAACCGCCGTAAAGGTGGACCCGGCTGGCACCCGTCGTATGTATCAATCGGCCACGACTGGTCGCCTGATGCAGACCTCGGCTGCTGGTAAGAACGTCCTTGGTTTGGCTTCTGCTAACCTGACGACCGTGACTGCCACGACCTCCACCGTGGTTTGCTCCATGAACCGTCCGCATATGCAAGGCCCGACCACCTAGTATGCCCTGCGCCCCCCTTCGGGGGGGCGTAGACTTCCATTGCGAGGAATCATGTTAAACGTCGTCTGCGTTAACGCAGGAAACTATCTTGGGCGCGGCGTCGAGTACGTCCGCATCCTGAACGATATGGTGCGCCGCAACTTGCTTGAGGGCTACCCCGGCAAGTTCATTGTCTTCACCGACGAAGACGGAGATTACGGCCCCAACGTAGAAGTGCGCCCCCTGCCCGTTCCCGGCATCCGGGGCTGGTGGAACAAACTTGCGCTGTTCAAGGCTGGCGTTTTCGCGGACGGAGAGCGTGTGCTGTATCTGGACCTCGATACGGTCATCACAGGGCGTCTGGACGCGGTTGCTGACTATTCCGGGGACTTCGCCATCCTGCGGGACTTCTACCGCGCCCACGGCCTCCAGTCGTCTGTTATGGCGTGGCGTGTGACGCCCAAGACGCAAGACATCTGGATGTACTGGGTTCGCTCTCAGATGCCTCAAATCATAGGCGGCGACCAAGCGTGGATTGAAACCGCTTACACCGGCAAACCCGACATCTGGCAAACCATTCTGCCCGACTCCTTTGTTAGCTACAAAGTTTCTGGTGGCGCTGCGCCCAACAAGGCGTCGGTTGTGGTGTTCCACGGCAATCCACGCCCGCACGAGGTTCCTACCGGCTGGGTTCCTGCGGTATGGAAGGAGGGCGGCATCACCCGCGTCGAGCTTGATGCGGTGTGCAATACCGACAAGCAGCAAATCCACGACAACATCGTGGGCGCTTGCGAGCGCGACCTTCCGTGGTTTGATTTTGACTGGAAGCACCACGACCGTCAGGTTTGCATCGTCGGGGGCGGGCCGTCCCTAAAGGGCGAGTTGAACGTCTTGAGGCGTCGGCAAAGCATAGGGCAGGAAGTATGGGCGCTGAATGGCGCGGCGAACTACCTTATGACCCAAGGCATCACTCCAGACGCGCACGTTATCCTAGACGCCCGCCCCGAAAACGCAGCGTTCGTTTCAAAGCCGCAGCCGCATATCCGCTATTATATCGGCTCACAATGCGACCCGGCGATATTTGACTTGCTGGACGGCCAACAGGTTACGCTGTTTCATTGTCAGTCTGAGGGCGTTGAGGGGCTTCTAAGGGATGAAGTCGAGCGCCCCGTGCATCTTCTGGGCGCAGGAACCACGGTGGCCCTGAAGGCCATGCTACTCGCGGAGCTTGGCGGTTGCCGCACCCTGCACCTGTTCGGCGTTGATAGCTGCTACACTGGCGACGACCACCATGCTTACCAGCAGTCATGGAACAATAGCGAGCCTGTGATGGACGTACTTTACGGAGAGCGCACATTCAAATGCGCCCCGTGGATGGCGGGTCAGGCGCAGGATTTCATTGAATATGCCCAGCGGTACACCGGCATCATCACGGTGGCTGGTGATGGCCTGCTGGCGCACATAGCTCGTGAGGGCTTGCCAGAGAACGCCGTGGACGAAAGGGCGCGTGAGATACTCTCTCGCCTGCCGCAAGGCAGTATCACTGGCGCAGAGATTGGCGTGTTTGCCGGATCGCTATCTGAACGCCTGCTGGCATCAAGGCCGGATATGACGCTGCATATGATCGACTCATGGGGCGACTATGACCTAAGCCTTGAGGCATCCGGCGATTACCATGCGACCTTGAGCGACGAGTCGCAGGAAAGTTATTTCCGCATGACGCAGAGCGCGGTAGCGCCATTTGCAGACCGCGCGATCATTCACCGCAAGAAGTCTGTGGCCGCAGCGGTAGACGTTGAGGATGGTCTGGACTTCGTATTCATTGACGCAGACCACAGCTACGAAGGCTGTTATTCTGACATCGAAGCGTGGTCTGGTAAGGTCCGCGTCGGTGGCTTACTATGCGGCCACGATTATGATAATGTTGACTACCCCCAATGGGGCGTGAAACGTGCCGTGGACGAGTATGTTGCGGCGAATGGGCTACAACTAGACCTCGGTGACAACTTCACATGGTTTGTTAGGACAAAAGGACACTAACATGGCAATCCCCTCTCGCGTTCTGGCTTCGGGCAATTCCCCGCTCGCCTCTATTTCGATCAACGGCGACGGGGCTGTTGGCCTTGTTGCTGTCGGCTCCACGGCGGCTACCGCTTTGCAGCTTTCGGCGGTATGGAACACCATCACCACCTCGGCGGCTTCGACCGGCGTAAAGCTCCAACCCACGGAAGCTGGCGCGGTTGTCGGCATCCGCAACGATAGCGGTCAGACCGTCACGGTTTACCCGTTCGACACCTCCTCGACCATTAACGCGGGCGCAACCAGCCTTACGATTGCCACCGCCAAGACTGTGCTTCTTTTCGCGCCCAGTGCTACCACTTGGGCGTCAATCACCACCGCATAAGGGACACCCCTATGGATTCGGACATCGCCAACGCCGATTCGCACCTACACGTTGAGTTCTATGAGTTCGACAAAGCGCCTCACAAAGGCGAGAGTTTCATTCGGATTATGGTTCCGGGTGACAAAACTAACATCGTTGAGACTCCGGTGCGGGAACACCATAAAGAACGGTTCCCGCGCCAGTGGCTCTACTATCAGATGCAGAACAACCAGAATGTTGTAATCGGTATGCCGCTCGTCGAGTGGCACAAAGAGCGTCCTGAAGACATCAGTGAAGTTCAACTGGCCGAATTGCAGATTCTCAAGTTCCAGACCGTTGACCAAGTGGCGACGGCTACAGACGCGCAAATGCAGCGTGTTGGCATGGGTGCCGTGGCAATGAGAGAACGCGCTAAGGCGTTCTTGTCAGCCAAGGGCCTGTCTCAGCACACTGACGAACTTTCCAAAACGCGGCTGGAGCTCGACGCGCTGAAAGAACAACTCAGCATCCTCATGGAGGAGCGCAAGCCGCTCCGTGGGCGTCCAAGGAAAGAAGTGACTGATGTCGAGCACGATGCTTCAACTGGTGCAGCAAGTTACGAATGAACTGGGCGTACCTACCCCAGTCAGCGTAGCTGGCAACACCAATCAGGACGTAATTCAAATTCTGGCGCTAATGAACGCCAGCGGTTACGAACTGCTGCGTAAGGCAGATTGGCGCGAACTGACTCAGCCTCATTCATTCTTCACTGAGTACACGACGACCACGGGCACTTACAGCACGACATCACTCGTCATAACCGGCATCCCCTCGACCGCTAGTTTGGATACGACCTACATGGTCGTGGGGACCGGCTTTCCTAACGCCACCTTCATCACCAGCGTGGATTCGTCTACGCAAGTCACGGTGTCTCAGTACTCCACTGAGGCTGAGACTGCTGGCACAATCTATTTCCAGAAGGTCAAATACGACCTACCGGACGACTATGACGCCATCGTCCCGCGCACCCAATGGGACAAATCAAAGCACTGGGAAATGCTCGGCCCCGAAAGCGCCCAGCAATGGGAATGGCTGCTGTCGGGCTATATCAGCACCGGCCCGCGCATCCGCTGGAGGCTGTACGGCGGCTATTTCCAAATCTGGCCCGGTAACTCCACGGCTGAGTATCTGGGCTTTGAGTACCGCAGCAAGGGTTGGGCTAGGAGCGCGGCTGGCGCCATCAAGAACAGCTTCACGGTAGACACCGATACCTGTATCTACCCCGACCGCGTTATGGTCCTCTCGACCAAGCTGAAGTACTTCCAAGCCAAGGGATTTGACACCACCGCGCTCTACCGCGATTACCTCACTGAGTTTGACACATCGGTGGCTCAGGACACATCGGCGGCGAACCTGTCATTTGCTCCCCGCCCCGGCAACGTCCTGATTGGCTACGATAACATTCCTGACAGCGGCTATGGCCGTTAGGAGCCTCGTTCAGGGCGCTGCGGCTCAAGTACAGTCCCTGCCCGCCCCCGTGGGCGGCTGGAACGCCCGCGACAGCTTTGCCAACATGGAGGCGACTGACGCGGTAACGCTAACCAATATGTTCCCGACCGTCAGTAACGTCGTCTTGCGTGGCGGCTACTCGGAACACGCCACCGGCCTAGACGGCGAAGTCCAGACGCTGATGACCTATTCGTATGGCGGGTCCACCAAGCTCTACGCCATCACATCAGCGGGTAAACTCTACGACGTCACAACGGCTGGCGCGGTTGGCGCTGCTGCGGTCAGCGGTCTGACCAATGGCATCTGGGAATATATCAACGTCACCAACACCGCTGGCACATCCTACCTGTATGCCGTCAACGGTGTGGACAAGCCGATCCTGTGGGACGGCACGACTTGGTTGCGTGTGGACGCGGCCTCGGCTGTAGCCATTACCGGCGTGACCACGACCACGCTTGCCAACATCTGCTTGTTCAAAAACCGCGTTTGGTTCTTTCAGAAAAACACGCTGGTGGCGTGGTATCTGCCGACCAACGCGGTCGGCGGCGCGGCGCAGAAGGTGGACCTGAGCGCGGTGGCGCGGTTCGGTGGTCACCTTGTCGATCTGGACACATGGACACTGGATGCCGGTTATGGTGTTGACGACAACCTAGCCTTCATCACCAGCACGGGCGAGGTCATCGTCTACAGCGGCACCGACCC